ATGCCACCAAGGGCAGGAAAGAGCTATATAACGTCTCTATTCTGTGCTTGGATGTTAGGCCGTAATCCAGACGGTAGCATAATGCGTAACTGTTATGCAGCCAAGTTAGCAGAGAAGTTTAGCAAAGACATAAGGGACGGTATCATACCCAATGTGAAGTATAAGAAGGTTTTCCCCGGCATTACTGTCAAGGGTGCTATAGATAACTGGATGATTAATAAGAACACCCAGCCTGCTTACTTTTGCGCTGGTGTAGGAGGACCTATAACGGGCTTTGGCTGTAAGACCTTAGCTATCCTCGACGATGGTTTGAAGAACATAGAGGAAGCCTTGTCAGAGACAGTTATTGACAACGTGTGGAACTGGTACACATCCACGCACATGAGTCGTTTAGAGAGTGGATGTCCTGAGATTCACATTGCTACAAGGTGGACTCGCAAAGACCCTATAGGACGCTTAACAGCCTTCGAGAGCGAAGCATATAAGCAGGGCATGAAGGTGATCAACATACCTGCACTAACAGACAGTGGAGAGACGTTCTGCGAAGAGATCAAGACAACAGCAGAGTATCATTCACTACGTAAGATCACAGAAGACTTTATCTGGGAAGCTGAGTTTATGCAACACCCTATTGAGTCTAAAGGATTGCTTTATCCTATAGAAGAGCTTAATAGATTCAGTATGGAAGACATAGCAACTAAGATCCCTGATGCTATAGTAGGCTTTACAGATACAGCTGATAAGGGAGATGATTACCTATGTAGTCTGATAGGGAAGCGTTATGGTGAACACACCTACATCACAGACGTTGTGTTTACACAGGATGGTGTAGAGATAACAGAACCCTTAGTCGCACAACAACTTATCGATACAAAGACACAGATCATGCAGATAGAGAGCAACAACGGTGGTTACCAGTACAGCCGTAACGTAGCGAAGCTAATAGAGAAGAAAAGCTATTGCTCAGTCATAACATGTAATGCAACAACAAACAAAGAAACACGCATCCTTATGTGTGCTGGATATAACAAAGAGTACATGTACTTTCGCAAGGATTACGAGATAGGTTCTGACTACGACAAGTTCATGCGCCAACTTACTTCCTATGTTAAGATGGGCAAGAACAAACATGACGATGGGGCCGACACGCTTACAATGGCCGGTGACTACATGAGAAGAACGTTAATGACAAAGCCTATAGAAGTAGATCCAGAGAGCGAGCAGGGACGATATAACAAGATGATCAATGACTTAGGCAGAGAGATGCCTAAGGAGTTCTTTAGTTGGTAGCAAAAGGTAGATAACATTTATGATACGTTCTATAAATCATTAATGAACCTTATGATACACATAGTTGACACTGAAACACTTGATATTGCTACAGTCTCATAATGCCTATAAGAGTATCAAATGGTGTACCTTATAGAACTATCTCAAACAGAAAGGCGACGAACAAATGATTATATACAATATACTAGCAGGAATCGGCATCATGTCGGTTCTTTTTCTATGCCTTTATATAGCTTACACAATAGGTCATAGACACGCCAAGAAGTCACTTGCAGACAAACGCACAGAGCAAGAAGAACTAGAGCTTGAACGACAACGTAAAGGATTTGACAACATCATGAACTTTGATATGGACGTTGCACTAGGAAGGAGGGGTAATAAGTGAGCTACGATCATACAGACGACTGGCAGAAGCTATTAGATGGACGCAAGTACAACAACACGCTAGAGCCTCCTTACAATGACATGGTCAACCTTAACATTGACTTTATCAACGACCAACAATGGAAGAACGTCGAGAACAACGGTATACCAACTCCTGTGTTCAACATCATGAAGAGAGCAGAAACGTTCTTTGTTGCTTCTATTACATCATCTAAGACGGCTATCAAGCTTGAACCTCTTGAATATGCAGAAGAAGAAGAGCAACAAACACCAGAGATGCAGGATCAACAACATGCTTCTGATATAGCGACTGGAGAGATTGAGAACCTATTTGAGAAGTTCAAAATGGACAACATGATTCGTGATGCCCTATTCAAAGCATCTCGCATGGGTGACGTTTACTTTCATGGATACTTTGACATGAAGAAGAAACCTTATGGTGGTATGTTTGGCAATGTCGAAGGTGAGATATGCGGTGAACTAGTAAATGGAACAAACATATTCCTTGGTAATCCCAACAACCCTATCATAGATAAGTACACACAACCTTACGTCTTAGTAACCGGAAGGGACATGGTCAAGAACTTACAAAGAGAAGCACAGCAGTACAAGAACTCTCAAGAAGCCGACAAGATCACCTCAGATAGCAACTGGCAGTATGAAGCTGGCGAGATGGCTAAGGTAGAAATACTCAGTGATAACGGCAAGTCTTCGGGTAAGGCGTTATATGTAATCTGTTACACCTATGATGCTGATAAGGATACTATCATGGCTTCTAAATGCACTGAGGGTGCTTATATGTATAAGGATGTAGACCTTGGGCTTAGCGACTACCCAGTGGCCGGGCTATGCTGGGAGAAGCAAGAGAACCAATACCATGGTAGAGCGTTATGTTCCGGAATTATCCCCAATCAAATCTACATTAATAGGCAATTCGCTATGGTTATGTACCATCTAATGAACGCAGCGTTCCCCAAGCTCATCTATAACGCAGACAGATTACCAGAACCCACTAACAGGGTGGCTTCCGCAATCGGTGTTCGCGGTGTAACCCCTGGCGAAAGCATAATGAACTATGTAGGCCAGCTTAACCCTGGTGTTATGTCGGGCGAGATTATCAAGGTCATTGACATGGCCATTGCTTATACAAAAGAGATGCTGGGTATCAATGACGCAGCACTAGGTAACATCAATCCAGAGCAAGCCAGCGGTACCGCCATTGCATCAACGGTTAGGCAGGCAGCCATCCCCCTAGAAAACACCAGAGCTAATCTGTATGGATGGCTAGAGGACATTGCCCGCATTTTGATAGACATGATGGGCACAAACTACGGTACAAGACCTATTATTATTAAATCAAAAGGGATAAGACAAAAAGTCGACTTTGACTTCTCCACGCTTAAACATCTTTGGTTGAATATCAAGTGTGACGTTGGGCCTAGTAGCTACTATTCGGAAATTGCCCAAGTTCAGATGATGGATACACTCCTTTCTATGAAGAATCCACTGTTCACTATGATAGATTACTTGGAAAACTTGCCGGAGAACTACAAGAATGAAGACCTCATTGAGCGAGTTAAGGAGAACCTACAAAAGCAAATGCAAATGCAGGAGCAACAGATAGCGCAACAAGGACAGATACAAACACAACAGGACCAACAGGGTCAAGACCAGCAGTTGCAGCAAGATCAACAGATTCAGGAACAGCAGTTGCAGCAACAAGATGATCAGTCAAAAGAAGCTGATTTCTACGATAGCTTGCCACCACAAACACAACAACAGATTAAACAGCTACCTGCAGAGTCACAGCAGAAGGCACTCATGCAGTTAATGCAATCAGGAATAAAGAAAACGATGCAAAACAGCGAGTAACCTGATATAATATAGAGGTGGGATAGTGTTGCAACACGACAAGAGAGTTTCCCAACTTTCTTCCCACCTTGATAAATGGGATAAATACGAGGGAGGTATTTTTTCTTATGCTTAAAATTTGCACAAAGTGTAAAAGTGAATTAAGTATTGATTATTTCCATAAAAATAAAAGGTCAAAAGATGGGTTAAGCCCATCATGCAAGAAGTGCAGATACGAAGTAAATAAATTATACGCTATAAGAAACAGTGAAAGAATATCAGAGAATAGAAAGATATACAATGAATCTAATAAGGAGCACATAGCCGAAATAGGGGTAATATGGAGACAAAACAATAGCAGAAAAGAATACCAAAAAGAGTACACAACGCAAAACAGAGAGATATTAAAGCTAAAGAGAATATTGTATGTATTTAATAATAAAGAAATAATAGCTAAACGTAAAAGAGCATACGTAAATGCTAACAAAGAATTAATAGCATTAAAATATAAGATATACAGTAGTACAAGAAAATCTAAAATAGCTAGTAATGGAAAACAATGGAGAGTTAATAACAAAGAAAAAATATTAATCAGAAATCACGAGAGAAGATCACAGATTAAACAATTTACTAGTACTCTAACACCTGAACAATGGGTAGAAATAAAAAAAATATTTAACAACAAATGTGCATATTGTAATGAGGAAAGAAAATTAACGATTGAACATTTTATACCTGTCGTAAAGTATGGAGAGCTAACTATTAATAATATAATACCTGTTTGCTCATCCTGTAATAGCTCAAAGGGAGCGAGGGACTTCTTCACATGGTTCCCTAATCAAGGATTCTATTCAAAGCGAAGAGAAAGCAAAATATTAAAGCATCTTGGGTACAACAAGGAAACAAAAATACAACAGCTAGCACTCATGTAGAGTGCTTTTCTTATGCCCAATAATGAGATAGCTTACGACCAACCCTAGGGCTGGTCTTTATATATGCCCAATTGTAAGCAAAAGATTTGCTCCTACCATAGAGCAGAAAGAGGTTATATATGTTTAATTCAATGTTAAGACAACCATATCTTAGCGCAGACGATGCCATCGGTGGAGGTTCAGACGACTTTAGTGATGTTGTGTTTGATTTAGAGCCAGAGACATCCGAAGTGGAAGAATCAGAAGCCACAGAAGAAGCTCCTGAAACAACAGAGGACACCACCGAAGTTGAGACAGTAGCGGAAACACCAGCTTATATGAAGCTGAAATACAACCACGAAGAGAGAGATTACACCGAGGAAGAAATAAAGACCCTCTCTCAAAAAGGATTAAATTACGAGAAAGTTTTCGAGAAGCTACAGGCAGCAGAAGCAGATCCACGTCTAGCACAACACAGCAAATTTAAACAGATTGCCGATAGCTACGGCATGTCTGAGGACGCTTATCTTACAGCATTACAAGATCAGTATTTCGATACAGCAGCAGAGAAGCAAGGTCTTACTCCTGATCTGGTCAAGAAGGAATATGAGGTTAATGCTCGTGAGAAAGTTCAGGACGATAAAGATCAAGCAGTAATAAAGCAACAACAGTCTGACCGTATGTATAACAACTTCAACGCCAACTTCCCCGATGTTAAACCAGATTCGATCAAGCCTGAAACATGGGCAAGAGTAGAGAATGGCATGGACCTTTCGGCGTCCTATGCTGAACAAAGAAACCAAGCATTAGAAGCTGAAAACAAAGTATTAAAACAAAACGCAGAAAACTCGAAACGTGCTCCTGTCGGCGGTGTAACTGGTCATGGATCAGATACAGCT